TAGAGTCGAGAGGCTGATAAAGAGCCGACAAAGCAGTGCCATTGACCGTGGGGGAATTGGTAATTTCCAGATTAGTAAAATAACCCATTGTTAGCCTGGTTGAAGACGATCCTAATGTAGAAGTCCAGTCGGGAGCCGTCGCGCCAGAATTAACATGCAATATCTGATAAGCTGTTCCTATCCCTAAAACTGCCCATGTGTCATCTGCCGTAAAGTAAGGAAAACCTCCAGCACTTTCGGTTAGACCCCCAATACTCGAAAGAGCCGCATGAGCAACTTGAAAATAACTCGCTGCGTGGCCTTCAAGGGTAGTTACCGCCCCTGCCGGCGGTAAGATAAATGGCGGAGGCCCGGCGGCGATACTTTGTGTCGCCACAAAAAGCAATGCGAGAACAGAGAGGATATATTTCTTCATTATTCTTGCCTCCAGAACCAGATCGTACTGGTAAACGTAGCTGAATTGACAGACGCATTCGTGACGACCTGTGTAATCGTTCCATCCACCCATCCCGATACCGCAGGAACTGCCCGTTCGGTGTTGGCTACATCCCGGTTCATGGTATTGCCGCCCATAACATCCACACCCGTTGAGGTATTATAAACGATATCATAATTATCCGTCGGACCGGTGCTGCCGGGATTGGTTTCAACTGCCAATATCCAGCCGTGGAGTGATTTGGTTTCTACGCTCGGAAAAGTTCCATTCGCGTCATCACCCGTGCAGGTAAAAACTATTTTCTCTACCGGTACGGTATTGCTGTACGTGATAACGCACGAGGACCCCGCCGCCCAGAGACACGCCGGGACAAACAAAAACATTAATATTGCTATGATTAAGGAAAATCGTTTCATTTTTTCTTTCTCCTTATACCCCGATGAGCATCAGCCGGGTTGATATGCCCGAAAGATCGACGCCATCCTTGATTTCCAGGGGTTGCAGGTTTTGGATTTCGTTAATTGTTCCCCAAACTCCCGCACCCGTCGCCGTGACATTACTTTTGGTTCCAATAACCGTTCCAGTTGCAGGAGCTCCAGCGCCACGCGCACCAGGGGTAAACCAATCAATCACTGCTTCACCTGCGGCCGGAGTACCGGCATAATCAATAAGCCGTTGAGTAGCGCCGCCGTTGATGGGAACCTGCCCGGTATAAGCCCAGATCAGAATGGGGTAATCAAATGTGTTGGTGTAGGGATCGCCGCCTGCTTTCGTCGCGCCTTCATTCTCGAATTGCCTGTCACACAAGAATCCACTGGCGGGTTTTTTCAGGTAGGTTATTTTTACCGTTTTATTGTTTTCATCAGCATGCACGGCTTTAATATTATCTGCGGCATGACTAAAATAAAAAGCTATTTCACCTGATGCCGCAGTGTCATCTTCATCAATTAAAGTCAGTGCTTTTGCCGTCGCGCTCGTCCGGTCAGCATACATAATTGCCATTGGTGCATTGGCCAGGCTTGTTTCCGTAGTCGCTACGGCAACTTCTTCATCTTGTACCAGATTATCCCAAACGTCCTTCCATGCCTGAGTAACATAGGTCAGATAAACAGGCTCGGAAAGATCATAAACCGTAATTGAATCAATGGTAAAACGGGATGTATTGGAAGGCGAAAAGACCAACCCATCTGTGGTCGTTGCCGTAATCTCTTCGGTATAAGTGCCATCAGCGCCCACCGCAGTACCGGCCACTCCGCCGAGAGTTGGCGTTACTGTTCCCACCGTCCAGCTGGATATCGTGTAAGACAGCCGATAAGTGCGGCCAATAACGGCAGCGAACGTGTCATGGGTCAATGTGTTTGTCCCATCAGCATCTTTTGCCAGTTTGTTTGTTCCGTATGTCCAGGGAGCCGCGTTGAATGTCCAGTTTGTCGTTCCACCCGTGAAGGCGCCGTCTCCGGCAAGCCGGTCGTAATCTTTGACAGTCAGCTGCGTGCGTTCGCCGGCGGCCATCTGTTCAGCCAGACAAATTTCATCGTCCGACAAAGAGGCCAAAGCAATACCGGTTGATCGGAATTTCTTGTTGTTACCGGTTCGGGCAACATTCATAAAGAACGCCGCGGGATAATTCGTGGTTACAACATCACTGGAAGGTGTCTGCTTTTCCTCGTAAACGATAGGGGGAGCCACCCCATAAACACGCAGTGTTTTATTATCCTTGTCGTATTTAAAGGAATAACCGTTCGTTGCTTCAATGACGGCCAACGAGACTTCGTGAAGCCCGAATAATGTTTCCGGGTTAAATGCCTCGCCACCAAACAGGTATGAAGAATCAAAGGCAACATCAGCCAAAACCACCGCCTTGTTGCCGAATATCGAATAATCATGTGAATTGACTGTTATTGCCATAAGTTTGTAACCTCCTAATAGCCATATGCCTGCCAATAACCATCCTTATCACTGGTGCAAATGATTGTTACGGCGGAGCCATCACAAGGGAAAGTTTCGTTGATGGTCGGTGCATCAGCTACGATGCTTGATCCTCTCGCCGTCAATGACATCGTTACTACCTGATGCAATCCAGTGTTAATGTTTCCACCGGTGTCACCACCACCGGTAAACGTGCCGCACGTCATACGAAGATCACCAACAACGTGCTCTCCGGTTTTAGATGCTGAAAAAGACATGAGAAATCCTCCTTAAAGATGAGAAGCCGAGAGCGCCCAGGAGGAGAAAAGCAAGTGGAACCTCCCAGACGCCCCCGACGGAAATGGTTTAGTAACCCGGAATAGCCAGGTTGATAAGGCCGTATTCGGTTGTTGCGTCAACAGTCATAGCGACACCCACGGTAGTATCAAACGTGGTTGCGTGAACCAAAGCCTCAACCGCCCCGGCCGTACTATTGGAAGGTGCTACCTCTTCGCCGATAGCCACGGTGCCATCAAACAGTACCGGGCAGGGTCCTTTTACCTGATTCCAGAAATAGTAAGCAGCGGTTACCGGAATCAGGGGAACGCCTGCCGGAGCCGCCGTCAACGTTGTCGGGCAAATAATAACGCCGTTCTGCAAACAAGCGTACATCGTAACGGTTGTTGCGTCAGCAAAAGCTACGCGGATACGGTCTTTTAAATAAAAAACTGAATCCCCACCCCCAGAGGCCGCCGTATTACTAAGAACTTCATAAATATTGCCCTCTCCGGTGTCATCGGAAGCCCAAATAAAGCCATCTTTATACTGATCGGCAGTTACTGCATTGGTTACGGTTACAGTCAGGGAAGTGTCCCCGATTGCCGCTGTATTGACTGCTTGAGCCAACTGATCAGTCTGCCAAACGGCACCCTGAGTGAGTTTGGCAGCCGCCAAAGCACCCGCGCCATTTTTGGCGTAAGCAAATGTACGACCGTCTATTAACTCGCGGACAGTTCCCAGCATTTCTTTCTGCGTTGCTGATTCCTGATATATACCCTGATTCCATCCTGTAATCTTCTTTGGTGCGCAAAAGTTTCCCATAATTAATTCCTCCATCATGGATCAGGCCGGATTAAACGTCCGGCCTGTTTAAAGGGTTAAAGGGTTAAAGGTTAAGACAAGTTGGTGTGCACTGCGTGGGCCTTACGGTTGCTGCAAACCAAGTTGCCATCCCAGAAAATCTTCATTGATTTAGCCGGAACACCGGTTACTGTCAGATTTCCCCACGGATCGCGGGCGAAATAGCCATCTTTGTGAATAGCGAATCCGATATGATTACTATTCAGGACAAACAAATCGCCGCTCGGACAATAATCGTCAGCGGCCAAGATCATTCCTTCAAAGACAAGATTGGTAAAACCGGCCTTTGCGGTGTCCTTATCCTCGGTAAAGCGTTGCTGTACCTGCAGGATGCCGGAAACGATATTGAACAAGGTTTCTGTGGTGACACCAATATCCGGTTTGCCGCCAGCGCCGGAACTAATTTTGACCGAACTACGAAGGGTACGGATAACCGACAACGCAATAGCTTCGATTGTCGTGGTGGATTCAGCACTCCACGGTTTTGAAGCGTCCTGCGCTACCAAATCGTTTTCAGCAATGCCGCCGTAGGCAACTGAGGCCGAGCCGGTAGTCAATGATAGCAGACCGGTTAATTCTTCGGCGGTATCAGTAACAGCCGAATAAAGCTGTTCGGCTATCTTCTTGCGGACGGTTTTCTGGGCACCCTCGATTTTGGCGTTGACCAGCTGGACTTCCGCATAAGGTCCGGCATTCTCCAATTCATCAAGACGATGAACGGTGGAATTTCCATACAATGTGTTAGCGTAGAACATTTTATTTCCTACTTCTTGTAGTTACCTACAAGTTCCGACTATATCTTCACTCAAAGAGATAGAGTGGGCGGCACTCGTGTCCGGCTTATTGGATTGTGCATCCTCACCGATTAGTCTGTGAACCTTCCGAGCTACAAAATTAAGCACATTCGCTCGGCTTGGCTGCTGATTGTCCATGTCTGCAACTAAGACATTAGGAGTTCCCAGCAATTCACCGCCTGTTTCACTGTGAATGTATTTATGGCAAGGGATACAAAGAGTGATTCCGTAACTCAAATTATGAGCCTCAACAATTTTCAGGGACAATATTTTTTTACCTTCAAATGTCCTCTGGTTGATTTCGGGATTATCTTTGATGACCTTATCTCTTATTTTTCGATAGGGGAGGATATGATGAACATTCATATCTCCGCCTCTTTTTCCGCAAAATTGACAGGTAAAATTATCACGCTGCATGATCGGTATAATCCATGCGGGTTTAAGAAGTATCTGGACTAATGGCCGCAAAGGAGCAACACCACCCTTCCAATTATGATGGCCTTCCTTGCTACGTTTTTTGTTGGCGCATGAAACACATCGTTCAGCACTTTTTTTGTAAATAGCTGCACGACTCAATAAAGTCCCGCAATCAACACAATGCTTGTAATTAGCAACTTTCAAGGTTGTTATATTCAAGCGGTGTGCTAAATGTTGAATTGCTTGTTTTGAGCGTCCCATTATTTTTGCCAATTCCTTATTGGAAATTGTCCCATATTTTTCTTTGAGGATTTGCATTTCCTCTTCTGTCCATTTTGCTTTTGCCATATTAATTCAGCAGTGCGCCTATGTTGTTAAGCGTGCTTCCAGCGATAAAAAGCCGCATTGATAGCCTCGCGGTCATCGCTGGAAAGGGTAGATGTTTTGCTGTAGAATCCGCCTTCCTGTCCGTCATAGCTCAAGGGGATACGGATTGTCTTGCCACCATTGGGACGCTCCCAGATGCCCTTTTTCTTGTTCATCAGATAGTCGATCAGAAAAGAGTCATTGAAATAAATATCAATTGCCTTTCTTTCATCAGCAAGAAAGTAATCTTGGGTAATGCTTTCAAGTTCAGTGAATGTTAAAGTCATAAATAAAATCCTCCATAGGAGGGATAGAGGTTAAACTCCACCGCCCCGCATACGAGCAAGGCGCTCGGCCATTACAGCCGTTTTCCCTCCGAATTGTTTTGTGTTTTTGAGTTCTGCGGCAATGTCGCCGTTACCCGATCTATGAGCCGGGCTATCGGTCAGCACCGTCGCATTGCGTTTTGCCTGAAAATTCTTGATGACCCGTTCTTCAGCCTCTTTAGCGGCCTTTTCTACTGCTGCCGCTATCCGGTTTTCCTGAGTCATCGCCATATGTGCGGAAATTGCATTATGACCGGGATTTTTTGACATAAAATCTTCAATTTCCCCGGAATCCCACATGGTATTAAAATCGGGATTGGCTTTGGCGTAATTGGTGAAGGTTGCTTCCATTTTACTGTTGACATCAGCCTGAGACTTCCGCTGTTCCTGTACCCGTTCAGTCTCAAACTGTATCTGGGTGAACAGATTTACCGCATAGCCTTTGGGATCATCTTCCTGCCATTCCCGCAGTTCCTCGTCAGACATCTTGGTAATGTCCTTGTAGGGAAGTTGGCCTTCAGTGGCTGTCGCCGCTTCTTTGGCCTCTCCTGCGGGTTTCCCGGCATCCTTCGCCTTTAACGCTGCGATTTCCGCTCTCGCGTCATTGCGTTCTTTGATTATTCTTTGCCAGGCAGGATCTTTGTCATAACGACCTTCCTGCCCACTCGAAGAGGCTTTATCGTCCTGGGTATTATCCCCGGCCCCTTCACCTGTTTTGTCACCGGCTTTCTCGTCAATCGTGGTGTCCGGTGTCTTATCTGTGTTGTCCTGGGCGCCGCCCTCTTCTACCTCAACGGTAGATACAGGCCGTGCATTCCCATCTGGACTGCTCAATAAACTGTCTGAGATAGACGAAATCTCAATGCGATCCTGCTCGGACCCGTTAGCGTCGATTCCAGTTTCTTCTGCCATTTGTTAATTTCCTCCTTGCTGAAATAAAAAAACCCGGAACTCCGACGTAAGTGTCGAAAATTCCGGGCTTCGTGATCCCTTACCTTAAAATCAAATAAGGTCAGTCTGTAACCGTCTGATTTTACTTAAAATTCTACTTCATTTGAAATTTCTCCCTTGAATGAGTGTTTAAGAACGATTCTCCTACTGCACCTTGCGATAAATTAATTTCTAAAGTTATCTCATATTTACCACTTTTTTTATTATCAAGCAAGGATAATAAATATTTTTCTGCATCAGAAATCAGTTGTTTAACTCGCAATGCTTTAAATGTGTCGGTGTTCTCTCGTGTCATTTCAAACCAACCGGGCAATGATGTAAATAACTGCGACTAAGAAATTTCCAGTCAATACACCAATTATAAACCATAAAAGAATGGTTAAGTGGTTATCGTCCATTTTAACGAACCTCCAGCCTGTGCCGTTCCTGATATTTACGGAAAACTTCTTTATGTGCCGCGGTCATATCCACTACCGGCCGATTCTGAAATACCGGCGGCGCACCATGAACCGTGTAGTCTGCCGGCCTAATCCCTTCGCCTTTCATCCACTTTTTGTAAGTTTCCCGGCTTGGATTCTTGACGAACTCCTGCACATGCCGCTTGGGGCTGTCCTTGTCGACAACATCCAGTACCGACCTTATCCAGGGCGGACATTCATCATCGACAAACTGGCGGCCAACCGAAATAATGCGTTTCGCTTTCCCCCGGCACTTCGGGCAAGTTATTTCCTGCATCTCAGAATCGCATATTTCCTCGGTTATGTGTCCCCTGCGACATTCAAAATCAACAAGTACAGGCATACTCATACCTCCTTGCTTTATGGTTAACTATACGCGAAAGATAATCGGCTCCAATCCCATAAATTTTTCCAAGTTCTTTTACTGTTCTTTCACCTTTGGCGTATTCATCTCTGATGGTCTTTATAAAATCATCACTAAAAGTTCTCTTACCTCTCATCCGACCTTTTAAAATTGCGTCGTGCATATTATCCAAATGAGAACCCAAGAATAAGTGATCAGGATTTGTGCATTCTGGATTATCGCATTTATGAAGAACATCCAATCCCCTTGGTATTTCACCATGATGCAACTCATACGATACTCTGTTGCCATGAATTATTTTTTTATTATGGCGAATTTGCGGATAACCATTTGTGCTTTTCGTCCCAGTCCATCCCCAACAACCATCTTTCTTGATAACAAATTTTTCAAACTGAAAAGATAACGGAAGAAAATGACGATGCTCTTTTAAAAACAATCGGGATCGTCCGTATTTATCATATTTATAAAGTGTTTCCCCGCATCCACATGCACAAATTATTAATGGATTTGGTTCGCCTTTTTTTCTTCTCATTCCGTTACTCCTTATTATCGCTTTTCGTACCATTGTCATTGAAGCCGGGCCGATTATTCAGATTGGAAACAATCTCAGCCCCTACTTTGAAATCCTCGCGGGCATGGCTCTTAATGTTGCTCTCCATCTCCGAAACAGCCTTTGCCCTCTGTATCGCCAGGCTTTCCTCGTCGAACCGTACACCATTCAACGCCACCTGCTGATTAACGGCCTCAGTCTGTATCTTCGCTGCGATCAAAGCCGCTTCCGCTTCCAGTTTCTTCACCCGGGCTGCCAATTCCTGCATTTCCGGGTTTTCCTGTTGCTGCGGCATAATCGGTTGACCATCGGGGCCCATCATACCCTGTAACAACTGCTGCGAGAATTGTTCAAACGTGGGATATTCACCTTTTTGCAACGACTGCTGTAACTTTTGGGGATCTGCCTCGGCAACGCCCTTGATGTACTCCAGCACTTCCGGCGGCATCCCAACTTGAGACAGCTTATCGAATACCTGACCTAACGGACCGGCCTGCATCCGCTTGATAACTTCCGCCCGGTTGCTCCAATCAATCTTCTCCAGCAGTTCTTGTTGATCAATTGCGCCCTTCTCAAACAAAGCGAGGGCTTCCTCCCGTTGCTGTACCCGGGAAATAGGCAGCGTCGAACCATTCACAACCGTCAGCTTTGCCGGAATGATCATCTTGTGGCCGTTGATAGGTTTGGCCGCCCTCACTCCGTTCTCGTCGTTGTAGGTAATCCATCTATCCTCAGAATAGAAATTCATCACATGGGACAGATACATCCGGCCACGTTCCCGGATTAACCGGCCATAGTTTCGGATCTTCCCTCGCTTCATCGTGGCGGCGCGTTCCAGCAAGGCTGCAATTGCTTTATACGCTATAACCTGGCTGCCAGTCTGCGCCATGTCCAAATCAAATGTTCCGACGGTCATCAGCAGCAATTGCTTCATAATTTCCATCGACTTTTCCACATCACCGGTCGGCGCCGGCGGCACTAACCATCGCATTTCCTGCGCGGCTATACCGGAAACAGGATTGATGACATTGACGTAATTGGTCAGTTCTTCATTATCCACGCCCGAATTGGACGGATTCAGCAATTTCGCCCGGATCATTCTGTCTTTTTCCAAAATGTGCTGTGACAGGGATTTATTCAATTCCCGTTGCAATCCCTCGACCTGCGAAATATCACTCATTCCCCACCCATTGCTCGTGTCTTTGACCGAATTGACAGCCACAAAGGGGAATTTATCATACAGATAGGTTTTGAGGGCTTCTTCGGGCGGGAGATTTGGGGAAATATTCGGATTGTCTTTGTCCTCTAAAACTACGTTGCCGGAACAGACCAGAATGTAACGGATGCCACCGGTATATTTAGATTTGCTTTCCTGTATGCGCCGGCCATTTTCTTCTTTTTCGCCCAAATCTTCCTGTGTTTCATCCCGGAGCCACATTTCGCAAACGAAGGTTTCTTCTTCCTGAATATCTTCGGTGCCGGTGACGAAATTCCAGATGTTTTTGACTACACCCGACAGAGATATATTTGAGCTTTTCCCTTTGGTAGTGGTATTGGAGATTTCCCGGCGCTGATCATCCAACTCTGCCACGAAATCGGCATCAGATTTGATTTTATCAGCCAAATCAGGATAGCGTCGCTGCAAAATACGGACGGCAACAGGATAGAAATGAACCACAGCCTCACATCGGGATGGATTGTTAATGTCCTTCGGGTCTTTCAACTTTGTCGGATACCAGCCGAAATGAAACGGATCAACAACCTCAGTTTCTACTTCGCCCAGGCCATATTCCAGATTGGCGTTAAAAACAACCTTCTCTATCGCAATGCCGTATTCCTCTCCGTTCAGTACTGAACTTTCCAGTGTGTCCTGCTGTTCCTGATCAATCCACCAGTGTTCCGTTGCCCGTTGGAGATCCATGCAGACCTCTTTCTGTGTTTCGTCCACTTGGCCGATATTGGCGACATTAAACGTGGGATTGTTGTCCGTGAGCTCATTCTTGGTGCGCTCAATATGGGTGAAAATAAGATTGGCCGTAGCCAGCGGCAAAGAAGCGGTTGATTCGGTAGTCCAGTGCTTGCCCTGTCGGAGCTTATAATTACGGTTCCATTTTTTGTGCAGGCCGAGGGCTTGTTTGTCCTCGATGATGGTACTCAGCACGGAAAAAACTGTTTTGCCTACGTCTTTATGGCCTTCGGGGGGTACAAGTGCTGTATCTCTCTTATCTGGCATTGGCTTATTCCTTCACTCTCTTGCGTCTGCGTTTCTGCGGTTCTACTACCTGTTCAACTTCTTCTTTTTCTTCTTCGACGGGCTGACCATCTGCCGGTTGCCCCGCCCCTTCTTCGGTTTCGCCATAATATTCCTTTCTGACTTGTCGTGCTGCCTCTTCCTCACTAAATGTAAAAGACCGGTCACAAATAACCTCCCGGCCATTTTCCTTCGGTGCCTCGGTTAAAAACGGAGTGCCACCGTCCTTCGGAATCACAATCAAACCTGCGGGCGTTAATATCTCATTGTCCTTGAACATGGGTCTATGTGTCCGGCCATAAGGACAGCGGAAAGTTTCCCATTCTTGACCGGAGTCGAACGGCGATGGAACTTGATGTTCAGGATCGACGCTCTCAAACATGGCACCCGACAATGGATAAGTTAATCGGTCAATATCAACCGTCGCTATACGCTCCTGACAAACTTGGCATATCACTACTGTTTTCATGCTTTACTCCACTGTGGGGATTCTTTTCGGTTTGGGATTCTCTTTCTTTTCCGGTTGTTCCGGTTTCCCATACATAGCCGTAAAATAAGGGTCTTGTGCCTCCACCTTCTTCGGCTTGGGCTTGATTGCCTCGACGATCTTTCCACCGATGCCCTTCTCGCCTGTGGTCTGGCGACCTAATGAAAAGCCAATGATAATACTAACCAAAACTGTTATAACAACCAAAAAATAAATAATTATTACATCAACGCCCGTCAACATCTGAATATGCTCTCCCTTCGCTTCTCGATTTCTCTCTATTTAACATGACGTTCTGCATATGCTGCTCGCGCAAAACGGCTTCCTCGTAACCGCGGCTAGTTCCCTTCATAATCTGTTCGATGTGCTTCTGGGCGGCAGGTACTTCCTTTTTAACCCGAGGTGCAATGGCCGGATGAGCTTGATCGAGCGCTCTACAAAACAAACTCAGAACATCAACGGCATCGTCATGGCTACCAGTGGGAAATCTTAAACATTGATCAATAATTCGATCCCCTGTTTCTCCCTCTGGGATATAAATTTTACCCTGGCTTGCTCTGGCTTGAAATCCTCTTGCCCTTGTTGGTTTGTCTGCAATGGAAGGCAACCATTCATGTCGGCAATAAACCATTCGCTCAATCATACGCCGCTCTAGAAACGGTTCAATAGCTCTCTTAATCACTCCCGCCTCCCCGAACCAGCAAAAAGGCTTATGAATAGCAATTAAATCCAAAAGAGATTCAAACCAAATATCTGCCGTTGTCTGTCCATGCCACCAATCTAAAATCCAAATATTATTGTCTGGGTCAACTCCGACGACTCCATGTTCAGTAAAGTCACCAGCATCATCAGTAACCGCATAATCAGAAGAACCATAAATATATAAATTATTTGGTTTTTGTTTGGGATTATATCTATGAAACCATTCACGTTGAAAGAATGTTCCTGTTTCCGGCTGTGGCCTTTGCTGAAACAAAGCATTCCATGTGCGGGTATTAATCATAAACGGCTTGAAATGCTCTTCACTGAACCATTCCGGCCACAAAAACTCTCCGGGCTTCCTGCCTAACGGGTCGTCATTTCTTTCGCATTGCGCAGGCAAACAGACCACATACCAATCGTTTCCGTCACGGCAATGGATTAACCCACTTTCTCCTTCATAATCTTCCGGCAAAATACCACCCGACAAATCTAACTCATTCCACCGTGTTTGGATTATCATCACCCACCCACCAGGAATTAAACGAGTAAGTAAATCCTCTTCGTAAACGTCTTTAGTGCGCTGTTGTACTGTTTCACTGTCCGCATCTTGACGCCCCTTTACCGGATCGTCAATAATCAAACCATGCGCTCGATTTCCCGTAATACCTGACAAAATGCCACATGCAAGATATTCGGATCCTGTTGTCAATGCCCATTCGTCAGCTGCAGATGTCTCGGATGATATTTTAGTTTGGAAAATTGATTGATATGCTTTTGATTTTGCTATTTGTCTTGCTCTGCGCCCATGTTTACGGGCTAAATCTGATCCATAAGAGGCAAGAATAATTTTTTCTCCGGGGAATTTGCCCATTGCCCACGTTGGCGCAACAACTGAACCATAAGAGCTTTTGGCGCTACCTGGCGGAAGAAAGAACATAGCCCGGCGCGGAGCCTTCTCACATTCCGTCAACAAATACCTAGCTCCTTCTGGGCGCTTACCCGTGATCACCCACTCCATGACCTCCAACATCAGAACATGATGCTTCGCCAAATCTGTTTCCACAGGATTAAACAACCATTCATCAGGATCTTCCGATACTGGCTTTCCCGGAATATCAATAGCCTGGGCGAAATTCACCAGACTACCAACTGCTTTCCTACGCCTTAATAATTCTTTAGCGGCGTCCGTTATTAATGATTGAGAGAAGCTCATCGTTTGTCAAATCCTGCACTTGAATGGGTCCGCCATCTTTCCCGGTATGCTCTTGCTCTGTCTTGTCCCGATATTCCGCATGATTCTTCAACCAGAAGATTGGCCCGGCGGCGTTCTTGCCCTCTAAAAGCATTTCTTCAACGTACATCTCTACGGTTTGTTTAGCCTTTTTTACAATGTCAGAAAACCGACCATCTTTCGCGTACTGGCATAAAGTTTCCCTCGTCATCCCCAATGCCAAAGCCAGCCCCATGATGGTATAAGGCCGGTTCTGATACCTCACATTCGACTCCGTAATATTACCATCTTTATCTGTAACTTGAGTAATCTTATCTACCCAACAAGAATCAAAATATTCATCTATCTTGGCCTGTAGTTCTTCTCGCGTCTTGTATTTTGGTGGTCTACCGCCTTTATTCTTTTCCATAATAATATTTTTGCCACATTTCGATTTATTATGCAATGATAAATATTTCGATCAGAATGGAACATCATCCAGCCCATTTACCGCTCCTGCATTTCCAGCATCGGAATAAGGTCCCTCAGATTTTGTCTGACCTTTAGAATCCAGCATTTTCATATCATTCGCCACAATTTCCGTAGTCTGCCGCTTCATGCCTTCCTTGTCCTCCCAGGAACGGGATTGAATTTTCCCTTCAATATAGACCAGTTTCCCCTTGACCAGGTACTTGCCGCATATTTCAGCCAACTTGTTCCAGGCCTGGATATTGTGCCATTCAGTTTTCTGGACCTTATTGCCGGATTTATCCTTGTAACTTTCATCTGTGGCCAGTGAAAAATTGCATACCGGAGCGCCTGCAGGCGTGTATTTTACTTCCGGATCTTTACCAACTCGGCCAATCAAAATTGCTTTATTTATCGACATTTTTATTCTCCTCTCGAAATAGCGCCTCTAACAGATGCAAGTAATTAATTGCATCCGTGAACTTCTCATCAAGCATTTTACTGTCAGGAATTTTGCCGAATGCAGCATAATCAGAAACCATATCTAACACCGACACCAGATGCTTTGACCACATACCCACCAACGCCTCATGCGGAGTACACCCCAACAACGCGCCAGCACGTTTAAAATTATGCAGCTTGTCGTCATTGCGGCTGTATTCTGCGTTTTTGACTCCTGCCAATA